AAAGAAAGAGAACCCTCAACACTATGACGATTTAACATCACAGTATGTGAACCCCCGACCACAACGTCATATCCTTGGAATTGTCGGTGGAAATGAAGTTAGTTTGATTAAGGGCAACATGGTGGATTTGGAATCGGATTTGCGAGGAATCAATATTCCCAACACATTTGCACCATGGCGTCAATACCAGCCCCCTCAGCAAAAGAAGGAAATTGTTCGCGACAATACAAAAATATCACTTACCATTGACATTCAGAAGGCACATCTCCCAGTCTATCAAATGATAGGATATCCAGCGGTTGTCGCACCGGCTCCCATTGTGAATGAGGTTTGTGTGAAGCCTGAGAAGTATTAATGGTGCCCTAAAGGGACTTGGTGCCCTAATCAGGACTATAAATATAATATCGTAGAGTAGAAGAATGTCATGCTATGCGCCTCAACAAGCATTAACCCGTCTACGGAATGACCCATTTCACCAAGTGGATGACATGCGCATTACCTCTTACGCATCACGTTACTATTTAAACCCACCTGCTATGAATTGTCCCACTACCTTTCCAGTGAATGCTACGACACGTCTTCAGCGCAGTGGTAACTCATGGGTGGAAGGCGAATGGAAGACCGACGTGGAGTCGGATTTAAAGGGAATCAATCGCTTAGGAACCAAGATTCGATGCAATCCCACGGAGTACAATCCGAACCGAAACGCAATGAATCAGCGCTCCTTACAGAACGCGGAGGACGAGAATGTTCCTCAGACCTTTGCTCGTCTCGTAGACCCTCCTTGCACTCTTCGCGCCACCGGCTGGAATCGTTGGCAACCCCTCTTTCATAATCCTCAAGAATCGTTTGAAACGCCATTTGACTTCTTCATCCCATCGCGCGACATCGATAAGGAGAAGTATAATACCCACCGTGAACAAACCTGCTTCACACCAAAGGACCAGCCACCTGTTTCCGAATTGGGTCATGAAAGAGACATGTATCCTCGTATCCCAGGCATTTTTACATAATATGTCTATATTATTTGTATTCCATCATTTCTCTCTTTTACTAGATAGAAATGATAGAACATATTTCTCTCGATTTTTCACAAACGGATCCATCTATTATCGCTGCGTCCATTAATCGCACCATTTCCTATTCGGTATGCTATGAAAATCATTCCATTTCAACCAAGCCCCTCCATTTTGTCACTGTGGCGGATTTCCTAGTTGGAATAAAAGTTGTGAGTCCCATAATCGATTCTCTCACCATCGATCTTATCGTATCTGGTATGGAAATATATCGATGGACGATAACGGAACCCCATCGCGTCTATTTATTGGATTCCACTCTTCAGATTACCGAAATGGAAGATCATATTTATGTACGCGGATTACTACCCCTCTTGGCATGTGGGTCCTCTATTTATCTCCGTGCATCTGCTCCCATTGAGATTCAATGTATGTATATGACATCGTATTCGATCTACGTACGCCATTTATTTATGAAACGCCCTATTCACATGATGATGGAAAAAGAGGATGGTCTTACTACCTATCGTGTGGAACGCCAAGCAATTATGAAATTGCCTCCTCCTCCTCTGGTGTAAGAATCCATAATCCATGTTCCTTCATTTTCGCCATTTTTAAATGACCCGTCACCCAATTAAAATGAACCAATACGGCGGTTCGTCGTAATGATTTCGCCTTGATATAAAAGAATTGTCCATTGGGATAGCGCTCCAATGGAAGGGGACATACCTTGCAATAGGGTTTGACATACCGATTAAAATACGTCTGGTCATTATTATCAAAAGCACACGTCATATATCGTTGAACACCTGCTTCCGATATACAATCATATAATTGGATGAGGTTCTCACTTGATTTAAGATACATGTATCCAGTACACATGTTTTCCGTATTTTTATTGACAAGGGAATCGTTTTGAACCCATGCGTCATAATTATGGTCCGTTTGCCAATACACAATGTCGCTCATTGGATTTTTCTGAAACACAATGTCGCCATCCACCAATAATACATTTTTCTTCAACGACAAAATGTGATGCATGACTCTTAATTTCAAATAACAAATCTTATCATATCCTTTTGTATTCCATGCACTAAAGCGACTGAGTGTCTCATCATCCATACAATAAATACAATATCCCTGTGAACGAAGAATATCGGCGGCTCTCTTATCAATGCAGATGATACATACTTTCTTATCGAGCCCATAAGGTGCAAGACTTTTTAACATGTTACATGTATACATCAGATATCCAGAATTAGTGACTGTAGTAATGATGGTTGTACCGTCGTCTAGAAGACATGGTGTCACATCATCTAACGTTAGTTCTATCGCCATGGTTATGATACTATTTATAGATAGGTTTAGGTTCCAGAAGTCCAAATTGCAGAGTCGTCTTTTACTCAAAAATTAAAGGTGGAAACTGGTAGTATGGAAGTTGCAGCTCTATTTGGTCTTCTTGGATTAGGATATGGTGTTTCCAAAATTAGTCAAACACCTGCACAGACACAGTCACAATCACAGACACAATCACAAGTGCAACAAACACATAATCCTCTTGCACAAAATACTAGATCCGCACAAGTGCTTCCTCCCTCCAATCGTGAATATCCTCTCCTTGTACGCCCTGGTACAAAGGAAGGGTTTATGCCCGCCGCTCGTGGACTAAACTCCGATCCGCTTACTGTGGCGCCCAAAGGTGCTTCTGCTGTTGGATTTGGACCCGACCTCGATATGATGTATCAAGTGTCCAACGGACAGACCTATCCGTCCGAACCAAGCACAGGTCCTTACGGTACCGCTTTCGGTTATTCCTCTAACAAGCCACCTTACGCCCCCAACTCTAATATCCCGGGCACCAGACCATCTCCTTCTCCCATTGATTCCAATGTTCCGCTTATGGAATTTCGTTCCGATAATACGGAGGCGAACCCCAATTACATTGATAGCAACTTTGTGGTAAGCCCACTCTCAGGACAACGCATCCCCTCCAATGAATTTAAACACAATAACATGCAACCCTTCTTTGGTGGACGCATGAAGCAAAACACGGCACCCCAAGCCAATACCAGTATGTTGGATGCGTATAATGGTTCAGGTAGCACACAGATTAAGAAGCGCGAAGTGGAAAATATGTTTGAAACATCACGTGCTCCCTATGGTAACCCTTATGGAATGGAGGATAACACAGAATTCTTTCAGTCCCGTGTGACCTCTCAGGCGCCTATAGCGCGCAACGGTGAGCGCCCCTTTGAACCCACCAAAGTCGGATCAGGCATTGGCGAGAAGTTTGGATTTGCGGGCAAAGGCGGTTTCCAACAGCTAGAAATCAATGAAATCATGCGTCCCAAGGATACGAATGAACTTCGTGTTGCCACTAATCCCAAGGAAACATATGACACACCGATGGTGCCTGGTGGACATTTTATTGGAACAAATGCGGAAGTGTCGGATGTGGGCGAAGTTCGCAAGTACAAGCCCGATTCCTTTTACATTGATGAGTCGGGTGAGCGCTTCTTCGTGACAACGGGTGATTTGATTAAGGAAACAGTGCGTTCGGTGCAGGTCCTACCCTTTACCACACGTCCCGAAACATCCGTTGCATACGAGGGCACAGCGTCTTCACAGGATTTTGGAGAGAGTTATGTGACAGGTTCGTATCGTATGCCGATGGCACAACAGTATGGTGGGGCGGGTTATCGTAATGCGGACATGACGAGCTATTACACCAAGGACACGGGGGCAACAGAGGCGGATTATGGGAAGTCGTCCTATGAGATTCGTCCGAATGAGCGTAATGAGACATCGGAACGTGTGATGGCACTCAATGCAGTTCCAGCGGACAATCAAATGGTCATTGCACATTACACGGATGATGCCCGCCCGACACGTCGTGCAGAAACGTCTGGAAACATTCGCATGACAGGTACACCGATTACCTATGCAGAGAGAGCTCCTGCGATTACGGTATGGGACCCGAAGGACATTGCACGCACAACGGTGAAGGAATCTACTATCTATTTGGACCGCATGGGTGTGGTGGGTGGAGATGGTGCGTCGGCTACGAACCGTTTGAAGGTATATGACCCTGATGATGTGGCGCGTTCAACACAGAAGTCGCAGTTATCTGCTAATTTGGCGTGGACAGGTCCAGGAGGCAATGGAGCGTGGAATGATACGATGGACCCCACGTTTGCGTATAACATGCGCACGAATCCGAACAAGGAGCAGATTGCTCGTGGACGTAAGCCCATTGGTGGTTCCGGTAACTCCGCGACGTTTAACGGCGATCCTGGAAAACAGTGGTCAAAGAAGCTGGATGCCGATTTTATTAATGACCGTGCCCTTGCGATTAACCGTTCTCTAGATATCACACCAGGTGTGGGTGATTTAGGACGCGTGGAGTATCGCGTCCCGTTGAAGTTGGATGTGAGCCGTGAGCGCAATCAGTACGAGGCGGTCAGTGCGGTGGACAACAATCCGTTGATGCAGAGTTTGAGAAAGAATGCGGAGATTGATGAGGCGGCGGTACGGGAATATCGTAGCTTTTTGTCTAGCCAGTAATTGCTTTTAAAAATGGTATTCTAATAGAATGCATAACAGACGAACCAGACGTAGAACTGGATGTAGTTCCAGACGTAGAACTAACCGTAGAACTAACCGCAGAACTAGTGGAGGGGAGATGGGTGCACCCTACCCTGCTTCCTTGTACATGAAACAGAATCAGCCATCCTATGGTGTCATGAAATGGTCAACGGATGTGACGGCGAAGATGCCATCTCCTGCTGAAATGCGTAATGTTGCTCATGGAGGTAGCCGACGCAGGCATAGACGTGGAAAGCGAAGCCATACGCGTAGAAAGCATGGAAAGCGTCATGCACGTCGTTAATGAAACAATAAGCAAAGCACGTTCATAGAAACTTAAAGATGAGATATGTCATAACACTATTACGATATGTCATCTGAATCATTGGATCTCACCAAAATGACAAACGATACGGAGCTTATTGCGCATGCTCCCGCCATTCTTGCGCCACAGGTGAAATCTTTCTTTTCACGCTATCAGCTGTTCTTCTATGGATTTCTGACAGGCGCTGCAACGGTTATTGCGGGTAAAATGGTGTGTTCATCGGTGAGGGCACGATATGAATGAGGTGCGACTTACTGAATAATTCCCTATCATGTTGTATTTTAATAGAAAGTATTGATAGAAATGGGCAGTGGACAATCTGCACCTGCTGGTGCAAATGTAAAAAGTGCATCAAGAACAAATGCATCAAAAACCCAATGTCCACCGTGTCCACCGTGTACATCGAACGTAAGCGCATCAGCTGTATCATACAATAAAAACGAAATAGATGCAGCAAATGTAGCAATGAATACAGTAAAAAAATCAGTAGAAATAGCAAAACAAGAGATGGAACTCGGAAATAAAATAATAGAAAAAGTAGAAATAAATATAACTAGTGTAGATATATTAACCAGATCAAAAGAAATACAAACTAGTATATTTGCTCTAGAAAATAAACCAACTGAAATTCACGATTCAAATGCAACTCTAAATAAAAAAAAGAAAAATGCGGGTATATTTTTGGAAGAAGTAGACAAAATATCTGCTGATGCAACTGCTGCAAAAAGTACAATACCAAGAATTACAAATATGATGCGCACTAGTGAAAGCGATATAACATTCAGACTACCATACTTACAACGTGCATTAGAAACATTAAAAAGTGCATTAGATAAATTAAAAAATCCAATAACTATAAATAAAAGTAAGTTAAATAATGCAACAAAAAACACACTACATACATCTATGAAAGATGTAGAATATGTAATATTACAAATATCACAGCAAATTGATGAACTGGAAAAATTAAA